CGGTATCTAGGTCGTCTTCGTCTTCATCCCAGTAGTTGTTGCTCATAGCAACCCACCCTTCTATTCGTTTGAATCGCAAGCCTCAGATTCTAGTCGGGGAACTAGCCTGGCTCTTACTACCAGTCTTCTACGCTATGTGGGCTGGTCGGTCACATAGGAATCTATTTTATATTAAGCCTGCTACTGATGATTTCTTTAAGTAGCCTGTTGAGAAAGCACCCTGTGCAGCACCTGCACTACCTTCAAAGTTAGCACGTTCTTTAGAAGCCAATACATTACGCTTGCGCTTTGCTGCATCGCTAGACTTTAAGAATTCTTCTACACCAGTTTCCTGTGTATATTTAATACCAGTTTCACCATAAATGTTACCCAATTTAGTACTCTCTGGTAATACGCTTGCAATATTTGCAGTACCTTCAAGTGCGCCAGCACGGTCAATACCGTATCTAGCAAGGTCACTTGCTGATGTAAGACTGGTTAATAAACCTTGTCCAGTAAACGCTGCACCAATTTCAGCAGACGTTACCTTCTCTTTTAACTTACCAATAGTTTCTGCTGGATTAAGGAAGTAAGCAACCAAATCTTTGTCAGTAAGACTTGGGTAGAACTCTTTAAACATTGCCTTAATAGCAGGGTCAGCATTAACTACACGGTCTTGAACTGAAGAAATACGGTCTTTAAACTCAATTGCATTAATATCATTTGCAATATATTCGCTAAATTGTTTCCAGTTTTGATTAGGGTCTACACTAAGCATGTTACCTAAACCGTATGCCCTAAGAGTATTAGCATATGAATCTTCAAGTTCAATGTATGCAGACTCAGACATAGCATTAAGTCCCTTTTTAGTACGAGCAAAATTACCTGCAAAACGTTTAGCATATGCTCCATTAGGATTAGTCTTAAGCGCAATAAGCGCCTCTCCTGCTGTTTTGCCACTAGTCATGTAACCCATGATTTCATCAGCAAGACTGCTTAATCCATATGATGCAAACAAATCTCTAAGTGCTGCAAATGCATCACGAGTAGCCATGTCAATGTCATCAGATTCAGTAATATCTTTAAATGGTGGATTGCCAAAACCTCGAACTCCTAGATTTATTAAAAAGTCAGACTCTGCTTGTTCTGCTGCTGTAAATTTTAATCCTTGTGTGGCTTTTCCTTTTAATAATTCATATCTATTTTTATTATAATTTTCAGTCCATTTTTTGTCTGATGCAGAAAGCAAACCTTGTGTTGCCCTGCCTTTAAGATATTCATTATATTCTTGCGCTTCTGAACTATTTAAATTTTTTGGAACAGTTCTATTTGTTGTATCTGCCATTAGCCCATGAATCCAAACGACTTAAGTATAGTGTTAGCAAAGTCAGCAGCAACATCGTGTGCTTCATCTGTTTGACGCCATAGTGGGTTTGCTTGCATCTGTCTAGTAAACTCTGCGGTACTCATAAGTCCGCCTTCTTTTGTAACTGCTGCTATAACATCTTGGTCAACTAATGAGTTAGGAATTGCTATTCCCAACTTTAGTGATTTAAGTCTTGCATACTGGTCAGTAATACTTTTAACAGTTCCACCATCTTTAATGTGCTCTCTAAGATTGCTATATACAGTCATAGCATTTAAACGCATAATTTCTGTTTGTTTTTCTATAGCGTCTTTTTCTGCACCACCAGCAATAACATACCTAAGCGCTTCGCCTGCTGTTAATGGCTGCCCATAATCAGCCGAAGCCTTTTGTAACAAACCAATTTGAACAGCAACTTGGCTACCCTTAGCAGACTTAAGAAGTTCACCTGCATCTGTACCCTGTAATGTATTTATAACAATAGCGTTCTTAGCATTAAGCCGTTCATCTGGTGTAAGAAAAGCACCAGTACGTGTGCTTTTAGTTATCTTTCCAGTTGAGTCACGAACACTAACAGTTTCAACACTTGACTTTAATTCACGTGTATTAATATCTTTATAGTAAGCATCTTTTTCTTCTTGTGTTGCTGCTCTGCCTATGGCATCAATCATGTATTCATTGATTTCAGTATATGCATCGCCAATAGTAGTTAAGTTAAGGTCTGAATCCTTAAAGGTACCACCCTTGCTTGTCCCTGCACTTACTCCACCTTTAGAACTAGCAAACCATACATCAATTAGTGGTGCTTCTTTAGCACCACCATACTTAACAGCACTAACTGCTTCATAAGTATATTTACTAATCATTAGGTCAAGACCAGGAAGCCAGTCATAACCCGATAGTTCACTACGTTTAATATAATTTTTAGCAAGCAATTCTTGCTTAAGTTTATCTAAGCCACCTGGTCCTGGATATCTCTTAAGAAATTCTTCACGAGCCTTTACAACACTTGTATATGGTTGCATTGAAGAAGAACCATCAGGATTCTTAATGCTAACAAAATAGGTTCTAACACCTGATGCATCTGCACTACCAGGTCCAGTAACAGTACCATCAGAGTTAACCGTATAGTCTTTAAACTTATTGTTAGTTATTTCTTCTGGATTGCCTTCTGTAGTACTACCTGGGGTTACTACTGGCTTAACACCAGCAACCTTATCTTGAGCAGCCTTAAGCGCAGTTCTTGCTGCCGCTTCTGCTGCCTTGTCGCCTCTGTTAATTGCTTTTTGTAACTCTAATTCAATTAGAGGAATATCGGCTTTGGCTAATGCCGTAGCATTAATTGATTCTTTATCTTCTTTTTCTTTTGCTGCAGCATCGTCAATTTCTTTTTTACGAGCAAGACGTGCTGCTTCAGCAACATCATACTTTCTTTTTGCAATATCATACTGAACTTTTGCAAAGGTCCATCCTTGTGTATTAGGCTTAGCCGCATCTAAACGAGCAAGAGCCCTTTTATACTCTTCTCCAGTTTTAGTTGCTTGATTATAAAGATTAATGTATTTAGCATCATTTGTATATTTAGCCATTACATTAACTCCTTAAAAGTATAGTATGAATCACGTGAATAAAAGTTAAGAATAGATTTAAAGATTGCTCGGTTTGCTTCTTTTAGATATAAATCGCCTATCATTAATTCATTCAAGTCAGCCTCAATCTGTGCTTTACGTTCAGCCTTTATTTGTGTTCTATTAATTACATTTTTTAATTCTGGGTCAGTAGCAAGTGCAATAAAATCACGCATCATCTTAATGGCTAATGCCATACGTTGACGTGTTGCTGGATTGATATTAACATTAGGGTTAATAATCATTTGTTCTAGGCTATTCATTAATACTGTTTCATTACCAATGGTATTACCACTGCCAATAAGTTCTGAGTTAAGTAATGGGTTATTAGCCTTAAGCGCAGCACGTTGTTCAGTTGCTGCTTGGATAACGTTTGCACGCAGTTCTGGGTCTGACATATTACTTAGGATTTCTTTTTCCTGACGTGCAATGTTGTAATACTTTTGTTTGTCTTCTGCTACCTGCAAATCTCTATAGTAATCTTCAAGACTTTTGCTCTCAACAAGACCTGCTGATTGAATCCAATTGTATGTAGCAGCATTGAAGTCACCAATTTGTGGTGCAAATATGTATGCTACTTCACCGTATTGCTCTATCAACTTGGCATTCTTAATGCCCCAGTTCTTTAACTTATCTGTGTTCTTAATAAGAACACTAGTCTGCTTATCTTCACGAGATACTGTATAGATAAGTTTACCTGGGTTAGTACCAATATAGGTAGCCAATGCTTCTTCGTATGGGTCTGTAACGTCTCCATCGCTAGATGCAATAACACCATTAAGGATGTCAAAGAACTCTGAACGTAGACTAGAGATACCAGTATCCTTGATGTAATCAGGAACACCTACAGACTCCATAGTAGTAGGAGCAACAGGTGATAACAGCCCCAAGAAATGACGCATAAACAACACATTGTGTGCTGAGATACGAATGTTATTTAGATACTTAGCCTTATCCTCATCACTAGCATTAGGGTCAATACCTCTACCATGTGCTGCATCATAAGCAATTGCCTGCATAGCAGCAGTTGTCTCTTGACGAGACTTCTCATCAAATGGAAGCATTCCCCATACACGTTGCAAAGAAGAAGGAACTATAGCGCGAAAAATATCTACGTTATCGCCAATGTTACCTAGTGCAAATGTATCAATACTCTCACCTAGTTGCTGTGAGTATGGCTGTAATGTATCACCAATAAATGGAATCTTACCTGGTACTACACCTAATATATTTTTAAGCGCAATAACGCTAAGACCTGCAATAGGACCAGATAATGTAGGAAGACCAGCATCTTGCGAGAATGATGGGTTAACCATGCGAAGTTTAAATGTAAACTCATTAAACAAAGGCTGTTTATATCCTTGCAATCCCTGTCCAGTTAGCATACCAATTGTTCCATTAGTTGCTTTAAAGATTACATTATCCATAGGCATTACTACATACGGTTCACCATTAGAATCATTATGAATAGCGCCGCTTGCTTCAATGCCTACATTAGACAAACGCAAGCGATATAACGTACGTGGTGCAACATCTTTCAAACGATATATACGGCGATAGAAGTCTTCTGTTGCACGATAGTAACGACCTACAGTACGTATGCTAAAAGCAAAGTTAGAACGAATCTTAGGGTTATCAGCAAACTTAAGAATAGTATCTGCTGCTTCACGCACTGCTAATTCAGTAAATCGTTTTTCTGCTACACCTTTATACTTTTCAGTAACAGCATCAATTTGCTTTTGAGTAGCACCAGGGAAAGGACCCATCTCACGTGCTACTTGTTGACGTACAAACTCGCTCTCAATACCTGCATACTTCTTACGAAGACCTGTGTATGTAACCATAATTGCTGGCTGACGGAATACACCTGTTACTTGTTGGTCCATCCAGTCCATCATGGTATTACCTGCACGCTTAAATACAGTTTCAATATTAAAATCACCAAATGCTAGTTCAGTATTAATTGGTCCACTAATACGAAACCCCTTACTTGCATCATGAAACTCATCTAATGGAATACGAGCAACTGCTTCATTCCATGAAGGTATACGACCACTGTTAGCAGCCATTCTTTCTAATTCACGATAACTACTTTTAACTACCTTAAGCAAACCTTCATTAAACTTGTTTACATCTCCATGAAATGTTTCAAACATATCAGTAAACATACGGAATAACTGTCCACGCACAATCTGCTCATCGCTTAAGCCTTTTGCTCTGGCTTGCACTGTATACATAGAAAGTTCTAAAAACGCATTAACAGTTTTTTGGTCTGCAGCATCTTTAACAATCCAAGTTTTAGTTAACTCATCAAACTTAAAACCAATTTTAGTCATACCAGCATCAAGTGCTAGTTCCATCATTTCCTTACCAGTACGAGGGTCAATCTCACCTGGCTTTAATGCATTGTATCTAAAGAATATGTCTGCTGGATTAAGTGTAACTTCATCGCTTAATTTAGCCTTGTTACCAGCCAACATTTTAAACCATTTTTCAAAGTGTGCTAATGCAACTTCTTGTTCTGACAACATACCAGTATCAATAGTACGTGTACCCTTACCCATTTTAATACCAAGTGCTGCAAAAGCCATATCAAGCATAGATGGTGTAATGACAGAAGCGGTTACTTCATCGCCATAGCGACCAGAAATACCACTAGCAGCAACAATTGATGCAGCCATAGAGTTTAATGCGTCAGGTGAATGAACAAATGATTGCATAAGATAGCCAACGGATTCTTTATCAACATAACGACCATACATATTAGAAATATGTTCTGCAATAGCCTGACGTTTTTGGAGACTAGACATCATTGCTGGGGCTACATCAAGTTCAATAGCCTTAGCATTTATAATGTTTTCACGGTCCATTATTGATAGGGCTTCTTCGTGTGAATAACGTGGTTGCTTACCAGTTCGTATAGCAGCATTAGATTTAGGCACTAACTTTAATGCCGCTTGTATGCTTCTGCGTACTGGACCACTAGCAGATTTAGAACCTGTAGCAGCACGAGACATATTTCCTAAACGTAAACCTTGTAATGATGCAAAGTGACGTATATCTTTAGTTGGTGCAGACAATAAATACATTGTTGCTTCATCAACTGCAGAACGTATACCTAAACGTGGAAACAAAGTTAAGATAGACCAAGTATCAACTAACTTTTTTGAGAAATTACCTTGTGTTGCGCCACCAAGTGCGTTAATAATGTTTTTCTTAGATTTAATTTCCCAAATAGTTGAACCAATAATCTCATAAGGTAGTGAACCAACAGCCCATGTACTTTGATATGGTTGAATTGGACCTTCTGTGTTAACAAAAAAGCCAGTTTCAGACTCGCGCACAGAGTTTGCTGGTGCAAACTTAGCATGTTCTGGATTAATAGCAAGGTCTCTTTTAGTTGCAAAGCCTGCTTTGTCACCATACTTATCCTGAAGGGTCTTAATAATTAATTCTTCACCCTTAACACTACCGCCAAGACCCATTGAGTACATAGTTGCAGCATCTAGGTTACGTAAAATAACAATTTGCTCATCTGCAGTTGAATCAAGAAATCGAACTGTTAATGCTTGAGCCATTTCTTTTGGTAACAACTGACGAGCACGTGCTGTAAAGTTAGCAGATGTATCAATAGCATTAACACCAATACGTACTTCTAATCCTTGTGGAGAACGAGCAGCCATCTGCCCAATTTTTTTCCATCCTTTAATTTCCTCATTAGCCTTTAACAAAGCAGACATATCAGAGTCTTTAGTAACTAGACGTTGCAAGGAATCTTCAGTATTAAGAAGAGCAGCAGTGATTGGTTGCAAGTCAGCATTACGTTCTGCTGCAGTACGAGACATGTTATTAAATCTACTATCAAGTCTACGAACCATAGCATCAGACATTAAACGATGCTGACGTGCAACAGCAACACCATTGCGCATGTAGGTTATTCCATCAACACGACCAGCAATAAGTAAGTTTAAATTACCTGCATCTTCAAAAAATCTTTGAGCACTCATTGCATTAAATACTTTAGACTCACTTAATAGTTTAATTGCATTAGGGTCATTATACCCTGGAAAGTTTTTAGCAATATTGTCAAGTGCTAATGAACGTGCTCCAGCATCACCTTTAGAATCTGCAACCTTTTTAAGTGCAGGACCAATACCATCTTCCCACAATCTAAACACTAATGGTTCTTTAAATATAGTGTCAACGGCGCGTTCAACTGGAACGCCATTATCAATCATCTTAAGTAATGAGTTAGTAATACGCTCACCCTTGGTAACACCTTTACTAAGTCCACCTGTCATCCAAGTAAGTGGGTCTACTGCAATCTGATACATAAAGTCAATGTAGCCAGAAACATTTTTAGTTTTACTACTAACACCGCTTGAAGGTGGTCTACGGTCAAGCATGCGAGCAATGTCTCGACCTGGAGAAACCTGTGCATATTTAACTCCGTCTAAAACTAATTTAAATGCATCAGGGTCATCATATGCTTTTTTAATTGAGTTAAGTAGTTCTGCATCTAGTTTACCAAAATCTTGTACAATTTCACCAGGGGTCTTACCATAAAGTAAACCCTTGGCAACTTCAACATCATACTTACCAAAGTAATCTGTTGCTTCTTTTAGCGCACCAAGGTCATATTGATTTTTGCCATCCCATGCATCTGTCCATGTTTTCATAGAAAACAAATCTGCACCTTGTGCAACCTGACGTGCAACCTTATAGGGTTCGTTAATTAAACGATTATACTGTCCACCTAATTTAAACAAACCAATAAGAGGCGAAGCAAGTACTTTACCAACATTTTTAACAACGCCCAAAAGACGGTCACTCACATCTGGTGCTGCTTGCATGTAATCAGCATCTTTAAACATAAACTTTAATTGGTCTTGTACACCAGTATCTAAACCATCAAATTGTTTGCGTGCAATTTCAGTATCAAGTTTAGCAAGTTCACGATGCTTTTTAATTGTGTAACTCATTTGTTCTACTTGAGTTAACTCTACACCAGTTAAACCTGCAGATTTAGCAGCAACATAAAGGTTTGGTGAAACTTCAGCAACAACAGATTTAATGTACTGAACCATTAGTACCCTTTATCAAGTAGTTGTCTATAGATTAATTCTGCATCACCTGATGGGTCAAACTGTGCAAGATGTTTTATTGTGTCAATTAATGTTGGTGCTTGATTTGGTAGACCACGCATTGCTTCAGTTCCAGGACCTTCACCCTGATTAATTCCAGATGTAATAGGTTCGTCTGGACGTTCTGTTGGCGCATTTAATGGGACAATACCTGCCATAGAAAATGGATTACCAGCCATTGCTGCTTCACCTTGCATAGTATTAGTAGCACCATTCTCACCATAACCAAAACCTGTGTACTGCTGTTGTGGTTGTGTCATACCTTCAGTAGCACCACCATCTGTACGCGCTGAAAGCGCACCAGGACCTGATACAGGTGCTGGATTATTGGGCTGACGATAACCTCCACGTGCCATTACTCGTCCTCCTCATCCATGTATTTTCTAATGTCTTCTAATGTTGGTGCTGTTTGCATCCACTCAGGATGCATTTCTTTTGCAGATAAAATCCATAATGCATTATCAACCGTAAATCCTGCTCTACGCAATGATTTAAAAAACTCATGCAGTTCAATTGCATATTGGTCTAACTTTGAGTAACTCTCATCAGCAACTGTTTTAACCTTTGTGGTTCTCTTACGAGGTGTTGCCATGATTACTCCTTAAATTGCTCGTTCCCTAGTAGTACTTACTGCTGCTCTTGCTTGTCCACCGCTAGTTAAACTACTTAACATTGTTTGTAAATCTGGTCTAGCCTGTATTTGTGGCGGTGTTGGAGAGCCTCCTGCTGGTGCACCATCGGGAGCAGGGGACATTTGCTCAACCGCATTAGTCGGTTCACCAACAGGAGGAACCTCTTGCTGCGGAGCAAAGGTTGCTTCTATCGCGTCCTCTAATGCTTGTCCCTTTTGACGAGCCTTTATTACCGCAGCAATCTTACGAACTACATCTGAAGCATCCTGACCTTGAGTAGCCATCTGTGGAATTGCTTGTGTATATGCCGTAAGTGAACCAAGTAGCGCAGAGCGCATTTCTTCAATTTCAATCTTTTCTAATTCTTGTGTAACGTTAACCGTAAATGGTAGTTCTCTCATAGCCATATCTCGGCTGATGAGTTTTCCTCCAAGTGCTTGAAGCATAAAAATAAGACCTTGTGCTGGATTAAGACCAGCAAGCATGCCGTAACGGACATCAGCAGAATAATCATTCTTGATGTCTTTAGTTGGTTTGTATGTAATTTCATAAGGTGAACCCGAATCTACTCCACGAATTGTCTTTTCTTCTGGATAGATTAATTCATCTACATTAAAGCAAAGACTAATAATGTCCCTAAGTGTTGCAGCAAAAATTGCTTGTGCAGATTTAACCTGTGTATCAAAGGCTCCCATAAGAGCCTGTACTCCTTGACCAGTAACAATAGAAGCATCTATGTTTCCAGTACGAGATTCAGGGTATCGTGTACCAACACGTAGTTCTTGATTAAGAACCTGTTGTTCTGTAAATGCACCTTGTGGCAAAGTAAGTTCTACACGGCGAACACCTGCTGGATTGGCTGTACGGATAACAGCGTCCCCACCAAGCATAAGTTCTTGCACATCTTGTGGCAGAACAATTGGTGCTTGTACTGACTTCTCTGCTGCTTCCATTGCAAGTAATGCGAATCGGTTGCGCAGTAATTGAATACCCAATACATCGTCAAACTGCCCACGTAGTTCACCATCAATAGATGGCTTACGTGCAACAACAACCATCATTTTGCCAAGTGGGTTAGCAGCCTGAGAAAGAACTAGGTTGCTTCTACGTGGTACATAAATTATAGATTGGTCTTTATCGTAATAACGAACCATCTCAATTACTGCATTAAGGTCTTGTTTGTATCCATCTTCTCCAAGAAGTTCTCTATCATACTCTGGGAACTGAGATACTAGTTCACCAAGTGTCATAGAGTATCTCTTAGCAAATGCCACACAACGTCCATAGCGGTCAAACTCTGGGTAAGCCCCAATAGGATTTTCTATGCGGATACGTGGCAGTTTTGCTTCATCGTCTAATTCAATAATGAAAGGGACGAATCCATATGTTAGGTACCAGTCAGCACCCGAGTACATTTGTACTGCTAGGTCTGAATGTTGGAAGTAATTAGAAGCAATACGAGTACGCTTGTCAGCAAAGGTACGCGCTCTATCTGATACTTGATTGGCTGCAGAACAGTTAACCGCTGGAAGCGGAGCCATAACTTCAGATAGGTCGCGTGCAACAATGTCAATAAAGTTTGCTACTACGTTAGCGTCAACACCTTCTGGAAAAAAGTTAGGATAAACTTGAGCAATCTTTCCTTTACGGACAGCAAGCACATCTAGGTTACGCGCATCACGTTCGTGATTGCGGTAACGCAGGGAATCAACCCGTGCTGTTACCTGCTCTATTGTTAAAGCCATTATTGTCCTAACGTAGTTTTAAAAATTACTTGTAAACTTTGTTTACGTTGCTTCCGCCACTGCCTTTTATGCCAGCAGTAGTACGTGCCTTTTTTAGTTTTTCTTGTTTATTGTGAACATCAAGTTGCTTTTTAACTAAGCGTCCACCTACTACGCCCATAGTTCCAGCAATTATTGCTGCTGCTATTGGTACTGGCATAATTACATTATCCTTTTCTAAGTCTATCTTTAAGGCGAGGTGTTCTCTTTCCCTTTGATTCAATACCCTTCTTTACTACACCTACAACCTTTTTAATTGTTTTTGGTGCATCTACAGTTGTAGCCTTTGTGTATTGACCATAAGCCTTACCCACTTTACCTACTGAATTTAGTGTAGTATTCATTACTTTACGCATACCACCCATTACTGGGTCAATAAATGGGTCCCAAACTGTTGGGTCATAAGGCGGTGAATAGTTTTTCTTTACAGCCTTTTTTACTACAGGTGGAACTCTCTTAGTACCATACATACGGGTAGCACCCGCTCTATATTCAGGAGTTGCTTTGCCAGCCTTAACTTTTCCAATGGCTTTTGCCATGCCGTCTTTTCTAATTTGGTCAAGTGTAGACTGACGCACCATCTCGCCTTTAACTATTTTTCGTGCAGTCTGTGGCGTTAAAGTCTTTTTAGGAGGTGCAGATTTTCTCATTTGTGCCATTTGTTTTCCTTAATTACTTAGTGTAGGTAATGCCGACTTTGGTTGATGAACTACCAGTAAATGCGCTGCCACCTGAACTACCACCGCCAAAACCTTTTGATGTACCATACTTCTTAATACTTGCTTTAGTTTGTTCTGCGGATAATTTTCTAACTGCTGCTGCTGCTGCTTTCTTTGCTTGAGCAAAACTTGCCTTTAATTCTCTTGCTTTGGCTTCATAAGCAGCATTACCTGCTTTTATTTGAGCAGGAGTTAATGGCTTCTTGTAATCAGTTTGCCAAGCCTCGCGCATAGTCTGGTTAAGCAAATATTGTCTATTGTTTCTAACTTCACGAACTGCAGTTTTTTCTGCTAACTTCATGTTTCTTTTTATTTGTTCTACAGCAGCAGGAGTCTTGGTCTTAGCCTTTTCTGCTGCTGCTTTTAATTGAGTATTACTTTGAGTAAGAGGTCGTGAACCAGGCTTAAGTATCTTTACTCCAGTTGCTTTATCATATGAAACAACTGTTTTTGTCATTGACTTTGATGGTGTTGCTGGCTTAAATTTTGCTTTCTTAGACATCATTGCTTTTTTACGAGCATCATCTGCAGATTTTGCTGCCATTTTTTATTTTCCTTATCCGTAGTTTTCTTGCCATTGCTCTGCAAACATCTCATCGAGGTTTACCGCAAGGCGTTGGTTCATTTGAGCACGAGTTGCCCATCTGTTATTTGCGTATTGTGATGCTCGGCTTGCAGATTGCATTAACTCGCGGATGCGTATAATGGCAAACCATAAAGCCATGACTGTATCGGTCTTACCCTTAGTCTCTGGCTTCCATGTAAGAAGTTGCTGAGTTAAGGCTTTGATACCTTCAGAACCTTCAGATGAAGGTAGTTCTATAATGTTGTTCTTTTGAAACTTCTCATCACGGACAGTGCCAAAGAGGTTGGACATTGAGGCAACGCCGAAAGATGTGTCCCATTTGTTCTTGCCTGTAAAGTGAGCATCAAGCCGTACGCCGTATGAAGCGAGCCACCCTCGTAGTTCTTCGTCAAGGGAGTAGGCTTTTTGGTGGGCGTTGATTTCAACTCGGAACTCTTGTGGTCTGTACTTAATAACGAGTTCTTCAATTGTTGCCCTAATCTTTTGTGGTGTTGGTTCTTCCATGTTGACACAATCCAACACATAAATCTTTCCATCTGCCCTGTTGTATGCAACTACAACAAATGCAGCGTTACCTGCCATAGCAGGGTCAAATCCAATTACAGTATGTAAACCCTCAACCTGAGGTGGATGTCCAGCAGCACCAGCCTTTAGTGGACCTCGCTTCCGCATCCCATTAGTTGACCCTTGCACCAGCACGGGTGGGAAAATGGAGTCTTCTTGGATGTCTTCTTGCTGGTAAACGAGTGCCCATGTTGATGGCGTAACTTCACTACGTCTCTTAAAGAGTGCTTGTCCGTCCCACTTAGGATAACGTCCATTTGCTTTTGGAGTGTCCGAATCACCATCCCACGGGCTATCCGACTCATGCCATAAGGTTTTCCAGTTTTCGGGTTTCTCAGAATAATCAAGAACCGCAGGCATACCCATATACGTAAACGGTGTTTTACCGCCAGACCAGTGCTTAGGGTTGCGTAGTTCTTTGTAAAGGTCATTTGCCGCAATTCGTGTCCCTACTATTAAAAGTTTACCATTCTTACCCAAACGGGTAATAACTTCTTTCTGTAACCAGTTAATCTGCTGTTCCCACTCGTGGGCGTTAGCAGTAGTAATACAGTCGTCAAGAATAATCAAATCAGCACGTGCACCGTAAATCTGACCACCCATACCTAGTGCCTGAAGGGTTGGGTCCTTCTCACTAGAATTACGCGCATCGCCGCCAAGATAGACAGTATCGGTACGCCAAGTATCTGCGTCTTCTTTCCAGCCGCCCTCTGGACCATAAGCGGTCTGCAGTTTAAGCCAGCGTGGGTGAGACAGTCGTTGCTTTATAGCGTATACGAACTCGCGTGCCTTATTCAATGTCTTTGATACCACGATAATGCGGATGTTAGGATTGAGGGCGATGCGGTAAGTTGGATAGTTCACCGTGATAACGGTGGACTTAGCGTGCTCAGGAGGCACATTGATAAGTAGGCGGTTCCCCTCGCCTGGCTCATAAATCATAGAAGGGTGGAGCCACGTAGGTTCGCGCCCTTCCAGTAGGTCTACCCAGTCCTGATGATGTGGGAATACCGTCTGGTCAAAAAACATCTTAGAGAAGTCCGCAAATGGGATAGATTCCTTCTCGACGCCCAAGGCGGTGAAGGATTGCTTGCCGCCTTCTTCCTTGGCTTCTTCCAAGGCACGGGCGAACTCAGGGTCACGATTCATCCATTGGCGCACAGTATCGGGTTTCTTACCCGCCGCAACCATAGCGGCTTGGACAGATACACCTGCCTTGACCCTAGCAATAACATCTGCCTTGGCTTGGGTTACCCCCTTGGCGAGGTGGTGCTCCCCACCCTTTTTAAATCCCTTATGCGCTGGTGTTGCCACGTTCTTCTCCTTTGTGGCAGAGTCCCCCCGCCCTACAGATAGTTGTTTGTACAGTAGTCTGTAACAGAGTGAAGAACTCAATAAAAAGAGTTCTGAACTATTTAACTCTCTACTTATATATAATCCGTTCAAACAGGTAAAACGAACGTTTTATTCTAAAGTATTTATATAAGTGCTGGTCAGACTATCTATCTACCCCCCTGTAACTATATACAGAAATATTTTTAGGTAGAGATACAGTATATAATATCCACTACAGTTAAAACTATGGGGGTCATAGATACTAGACAGGACTGTTATTGTACAGACAGAACACTATACTGAGTGCTGTCAGACAGGATACTGTCTGCCTGCAGACTGAGGCTCAGTCTGATACATACCTAGTAAAAATAAATGTATGTACTAGGACAGGCTACTCAATCGGCTTCTTAATGAACAGCGTCTGCAAGCAGTTCTGTTCATGCCTCGGCGTCTGCACCTCACAATGTCGGGCGTCTGCCCGCAGTCTAGCAGTTCCCCTCGCAGGCTCGGGGCGTCTGCACGCCTGCTAAGCAGGTCCCTCCTTGTTCGGTAGCAGGTCCTCGGTCCGCTGTGTTGCGGAGAAGCCTCAATCGTACCCAAGCAGTTCTTTGCTATCCTTGCAAGCAAGGAGCAAAGCGTCTGCTGTCCTATCGTGTCCGTCTATGAACTTATGCCTTGGCAATGGTGAATAACCCTCACCAGTTCAGTCATACCGACTGCACCTCATAGACGCTCGCTGAACTACGCTCGCATTCGGCTTGTCTTTGAGGGTCGGACCGAAGGCTGTAGGTCGCGTATCCACGCGCCTCGCGCCGCTCGTTCCACTCGCTAGTCTCAGAAGTCTCGGCAAGCCTCGGTTCTTCGACTACGCGCCAGCCACATCTCTCGCCAGCCTGTCAAGCCTGTCTAGTTCGCTCATCAAGTCTCGCTCACTAGCCATGCAAGCCATGCTCAGGCTCGTCCTCCTTACGATGCCATCATCGTATCATGACCGTCAAATCGTTCCCTGCTCTGCCTATTCAGCAGAGCAAAGCGGTCACGATTACTCTCAGCGTGGGTTGCGTCTCGGCGAAATTCCCATGGAATTAAGTCGCCTTCGCCTACACCCAACGCATCTGTCGTGTCTGAAGCGCCCGCAAGCGTGCGCCTGCTCGCAGGCTCGCAGTCCAGCCACGCCCCGCAGTCAGCCAAAGAATTGGCTAACTGAGTGACGACGCCTACTCCTTCGTTCCTCGCTTCTCTCGTCACGATATGCGTAGGCTACATGATACTTCAAATGGCGTATTCACAGTCGGTGGATACACAAGACGAAAGGCAAGACAATGACCGAATACACAACTCAAGGTATCTCAGTAACCTCACAATGCTATGACTGCATGATGCTTGATGATGTATGTGACAACTGCTTAGAACTACGCGAAGCAAGGGACAGTGCAGTTGCCCATCAACTCGTTGATGAGGGCAACCTGCAATACAGTAGTCCGTGGAGTTGGCTTAAAGACATGCCAAGTGGACATGATTGGGTAAGTTCAACCACTAGAGTAGAACCATACTTCGTATGGGCTACTCAGACATGGGAGGACACACGCGAGGAATACAGAGAACCAATCACCAACCTTCAAGACGGTGGTGTGTATGAGGAACTATGGGAACTAGACGACATGCGCCAGCGCAGTCGTGAGGTTCAGTGCCCATGGTGCAACATACTCACACCCAAGTTGTTCAACGATTGTCAAGCGTGTGACCGCACACTAGAAGGGAATGTACGATGAAAGAACTAGACCGAACAGACCTGAAACTAATCAGGTACGCACTGCAAGAATACAAAGCAAAAGAAGGATGGCACGAGATACACAAAGCAAGCATACTCATGACACTGCAAACAGTTGAAGCAATACTAGACGAAACCCCAGAGTACGACTAAGAAGGGCAGATAGTCCCGCTACACTTCGTGATAGCGGGCTATCAGCCTAAAATCAAATACAGAAACTAACTACTAAACAAGGAGAAACAAATGAACGAAGTAACAATTACAGGTAAGATTAAGAATGTCCGTCAGTACACAGGTTCAAAGGGAACCATGGTGACAGGTTGGTTTGACCAGCGTGAGGTGTCAGCATTCAGTAACGGTGAGGCTGACCGCCAGGTGTATGTATGTGGTATCAACATCGTGGCAATGGACGACTCAACAGTAGGTGAAATCCTAGGGGTAACGCGAGCAGGTGCTGAACAATCAGACTTGGTTACGCTCAAGGGTCGCTTAGTTACAAGGTTTGACCGCCGTCAAAATGTCGCAGAGAATGACCGCCGAGCACCACAGTTACAGTTGGAAGTCTTCGAGGTCGTAACAAACTAAAGACACAAGCGGGTAGGTGGGTGGCTAAGACAGCACTCATCTATCCGCTGTTTTTTTATTAAGGTCAGGGCACCCGTAGCCTCAGCGGATAACTACAAGTCCACAACTTTATTATAACTAACAAGGAGAATACTATGTACCTAAATGAAACAATGGTTGTTGGTACAACTATAGCATTAGGTGTTAGTCTAGTGCTGATAATTGCACTAGCATATGCTAACACAATACTACTACAAGAAAACAGATTCCTTAAGCAAAGACTACGAGCATGGCGTACAGCCTGCCGCAATCACACGGAGGTACCATTCTAATGGGCAATAACTTTGCAACAGACTTAGCAAGTATGGATAACTTAACTCAACTACAACAAATAGAAATACACTTAACAGGTAACTTCTACCCACCAGTACCAGTAAGCATGGCTGAACCATGCATGCATGCAATCGAAGCATACTGGGAAAATGACCTTAATCGTTTGATTATCTTACCTGAAGGTATAACATGGCGCGGTGAGTCAACTGCACCTGCATACGCAATGATAAATCAACACAAACTACATCCATGGACAGAAAACAATGAAGGGGAGAGAAACTTATGGGACTAGACATGTATCTATACGAGAAGCAAGTACATGAGGTAGCATACTGGCGTAAGGCTAATGCTATTCATGGTTGGATTATTGCTTATAGTGGTGCAATAGATAACGGCACACCTATTCCATTAACCAAACGAGACCTGTATGTATTGCGCGAAGTATGCCTAGAAGTATTAAATGCACGCACAGAAGAAAGAGCAATGGAATTACTACCACCAACAGAAGGTTTCTTCTTTGGTAACAACAAAATAGATGAATGGTATTGGTCAGATGTCAGTGATACTATTGACAAACTAAATACAGTCTTTGAACAGAGCGTTGATGACGCTATGTTTGAGTACTATGCAAGTTGGTAAGCCATGAGTGCACCATACGGACCACCATTCTGTGAAATATGCGAGCAGTTTGTAAACACATGTGATGACTGTGGATTATGCAAAGAATGCAGAACTAATTGTGAGGAATGTGCTGATGAATGATGACGCACGCTGCAGTCAATGCGGTACAGCATGTGAAGTATGTAATATAGAGGAGGAAGATGATGAGTGAACTAAACCCTGAGTATCTAGATATAACATCAGCCCTTAAAACAATACGGTTACTTAAAGGCTTTACACTTGAACATGTAGAGTTAGTAAGCAACGGTGAGTTTACTGCGCAAGCAGTGGGTAGTTACGAACGCAATAGTAGAACCATATCTCTTAAAAGATTACTACGATTGTGTGAGATATACCAAGTATCTATGTATGAAATTATAAATTATTGTATGTATGATATTCCTATGCATGTAATACGAAGGAGAAACTATGAGTTACGAACCACCGCTTGATGATGACATAGCATTAGACAAAGACAGTGATGATTGCATTGATTGCCATGAGCACATGAGTCAATGTGCATGTGGCATAATTGATGACCGTATGTATGGCGATGAAGACTAATGCATAATCATTATTGGGAATGTGATGATATACCAGGATATTTTTACTGTGCCTGCGGAGTTACGGCTATTCATAATAGAGAAACAGGATTAAAAGATATTCATGACTAACATAAGAAAATGGTTGGCTATTGGTGGCACTATGCTGCTAACGCTAACAAGTCTTGTAGGTTTACCATTAAAGTATTACTCGCAACATGTTAACGACCTATGTTATAACGAAAACAAGTTGCCTAAAGTATGGACACCATACGCTGCTAAGTTGTATGCAATTTCATACATGAAGATGTGGTTCCCTGAATGGAACCGCAGCGAACATAAAGCACTGATGAAACTATGGGGTAAAGAGTCAGCATGGAAACATGATGCAGATAACCCTAAGTCGTCAGCCTACGGTATAGCACAAGTCTTAAACACTAAACCTGGTACCCCAGCCCCGCAACAAGTTGCGCGGGGGCTGGAGTACATAGTACATCGGTACGATAAGCCATCAATTGCATGGTCACATTGGAGGAAACATGGCTGGTATTAAAAGATGGGAAGTAAACATAACGTTCTTTGTGGAAGCAGAAGATGATGATGATGCTTTACGCAAAGCAACACGCACGTTAATACATGGTAAGTCAGATGTAACGTGGGCATGGATATACACAACACAAACAAACAAGGGAGAAACAAATGACACAAACGATTAAGGTTCCACACACAATCGAACTAGTAACTGAGTTCAGTGCAGCACATCCAATGACAAGCCGTCTTATGGCATTGCCTGATGGTGTACTATCTGGCATGTTAGTAGATACATTCATAGGTCTTATGAAAGAAGAAGGGTTTATGGATAAACTAAACGAGAACAATTCATATGCAGTGCTTAAGTTTGCAAAGGATGTAGAAAATGACAGTAACGAGTAAGAACAAGTCAGCGTGGGTACGCGGTGGCACTGCAGTAGAGGCTACCTCTGCTGCAAGTGCAGCCACACAAGCAGGACTTAACTGGACTGTACGCACAGGTGCACTGGAAGCAGTAAGCACACCACTAATCATTGACCAGTATGGTGTAACACCAGCCACATACCTAGATGTACCAAAGAAGAAGGCTATTATCCGTGAGGATAGTAACTCAGTCATTGGTATTGTCGGTACTAAATACAAGGTAGTACAGAACATGGAAGTGTTCAACGCATTAGATACACTAGTAGATGCAGGTGATGCACGCTATGCAGCAGCAGGTGAGTTCAATGGTGGTGCTAACATCTGGATGGTACTTGAATTACCTCAAGGTGTAGAGGTAGCCAATGACCCACACGCTGCATTCTTATTGGTTAAGACATCACATGATGGTTCATCATCTGTTGTTATCAAGCCAATCATTGAGCGTTTGTTCTGTGCTAATCAAGTCAATGGTTTGATTAGTAATAGCAGACAGAAATACAATGAGTATACATATCGTATGACTCACTCAACCAACCAAGAGTTATCTATCTCGGACATTCGCAACATCACTCACCTAACATACACTGCTATAGCAGACTATCAGTTGGTTGCTAACAACCTACTAAAGAAAGACATGAGCCGTGAGCAAGCGGTTAACTTCTTCAAGAAAGTATGGGCACTACCTACTACAGTAGAAGATAAGCCATACGATTTACTTACACGTGGTGAGCGCAAGCAACAGACCATTGCTAAAGATGCACGCGCTAAAGCGTGGGTTATCTACAATGAATCAGAAACACAAGAGAACATCAGAGGCACAGCCTTTGGTGCATGGCAAGCAGTCATTGAATATGCTGACCATTATGCAACAGGTGGCGCAGACCGCCTTGCTGCCGCCACCTTGAGTGGACGCAATGACAAGGTAAAGACTAAAGCATTGTCTCTACTTACAGTATAATTCCGTATGCATACTGCTTAGGCAGCGATAGCGCGGATACGCCAGGCTGATTAGGGCGAATAAAAATACTATAGAGCCAGTTCGCACCAACTGTAAGAGGTGTGACCACCTGAGTATGTGGGTAAACTGCTCATCAAACAACGAGAGGAACAAATGAACACAATCCAAATTACAACAGCAGATGGCACAGTAAACTATACTGAGAACGAAGTGCTTCGTTTTATCGAAAAAGCAAAAGAAATAGATGCAGTACAACAAGTATCAAATGAATATCGAACCAATCTTACTACAGTACGCCGTACTGTTCGTGACTTCTTCAGTGAAGGTGATTGGAATGACGGTGAACTAACAGTCAACAAACCTGACGTTAATGAGATGCTTAATTCTATTGGAGCCAACCTACTTACAACAAAATATACTGCTACATTTACAATCACTGGTACATTTGAAATAGAATGTGAAGATGAAGGTGATGTAGAAACTTCCTTTACAGACAATGTAAACGTTGAGTTCTATGATGGCAACGTTAATGTTGACGAGATTGATGTACAAGATATTGAAATTGATGAGTAAAGAACTTCAAGATAAACTAGACCATGCTGCTGAGGCAGCAGAGGTAGTATTGCATGAGATACTGCAAGAAATAGAAGAAGATAAGTAATGGCTGAGTACGTACCTTACAGACCATACAAAGGTACGGCTGGATGGTCAGGCACTGATACATCTAAGGCTCGTGCTGTAGATAACATTACATCTGGTCGGGAAAAAAACCACCAGATATTAGCATTAGCACACTTAAAACTATCAGGTTTATCTGGTGCTACATGGAAAGAACTAGCCGACTCACAAGGTTGGCATCACGGTACTGCTAGTGGCATATTGTCAGTACTACATCAGTCAGGTGCTATAGTTCGCACAATTAAAACACGCAACAGATGCAAGGTATATGTGCATCAAGATTACAAAGAACAAGTAGTATACGAAGTGTACAAGAAACGAGAAAAACTTTGTCCGCATTGCGGCAATGACATCAATGCATAGTCCGTCACACTATGTTATGATGGGTGGGTTAGGAGTGGTGGGGTTTTGGTTCTCTCCTTGTTCCCACCCTCTTAACCTATTTAACAAGGGAGAGTTATGTCAGAAGTAGAAATCACAAGAGACCGTTACGGTAGACCTATGGTTGTACCGCCTAAAGGCGGTAAGGCTGTACCATATACACGTACAACTACAGTTGCAGGTTCATTAGATGATGGCACTGCATTAGTAGCATGGAAGTTACGCATGGCAGCAGCAGGTCTAACACTACGACCTGACTTATTACTAGCAGCATCTGCAAATAGAGACAACAAGTTGGAGATGGACAAGTTAGTAGAAGATTCAATGGAAGCAGCAGGTGCTACATCAGCAGCAACTATAGGCACAGCCATACACACACTTACAGAGAAGTATGACCGAGGCGAAGACCTCGGAGTTATACCTGAAGAATATGTAGCAGACATACAAGCATACGCAGATGCAACTAAAAAGTTTAATAATATGTTTATTGAACAGTTCTGTGTGTTGGACAAATACAAGATTGCAGGTACGCCTGACCGTGTAGTTGGATACAAAGGTGAGTTGTTCATCTCTGACTTAAAGACTGGTAGTATTGCCTACCCAAATAAAATTGCCATGCAGTTAGCAGTGTATGCACACGGCTTGCCGTATGACCCCGCCACGGCAACCCGTGGTTCTTGGGGTGGTGTCAACCAAGAGAAGGCAATCATTGTCCACCTACCAGCAGGTAGTGGTAAATGTGAACTGCATTTCGTTGACATCAAACAAGGTTGGAAGGGTATAGAGTTAGCAATGAAAGTCCGTGCCTTCCGAGACACAAAGAAATCCCTAGTAACACCTATTCAAGGAGAATAAATGCCCAGCAATGAAGCACCTATCAGCATCAATCTAAAAACTCCAGCAGGTACGCAGATTACTTTGCGTGCTGAAACACCTGATGAGTTTACACAAATCACATCTGCAATCTTTCAGATTGTAGAAGCAGTAGGAGAAGTAGAGACAGCAGTACGCGGTACTAATACAGCAGTACCACCTAACCCACAGGTAGCATCAATTGCAACAGCATTTGGTGGCACAGTTGTGGATTCATTTGATGGACTACCAGCATTTGTTGCACCATCTATGGGTGCAGGCTCACGCAACTGCCCTCACGGTACAATGACACGCATCCATGGATTAACAGGTAAGTTCGGTCCATACAAAGGTTACTTCTGTCCCGCTAAACAAGGTGACATGACAAAGTGTACTACTCAGTACATCAAGCAGAATCAAGCAGAATGGAATACTTTCCAAGCCGACCAAACAAAAGCATGAGTAAAGCATGGTGCAATAACTGCGGTCATTGGGAAATAATTTGTGAAGATTGTAGTCAACACGCCAATGACAACGCATGCTTGGAGGATAACTGTAAGTGAAAACATTACGCCGTAGTATCGGCAAACCTGAGGTAGGTGGGGAGCCGTTAGCCCCACCATTTCAGGCGTTCCAAAGAGAAGGTATGATACTAAGACGAGCAGAGGTAACTGTAATTGCAGGTACACCTGGCGCAGGCAAGTCATCTATTGCATTACATATCGCAGCAAGACTAAAACAACCAACCTTATATTTCTCTGCTGATACTAATGCACATACTATGGCTATGCGATTGCTTGCTATGAAAGCAAAAATAAGCCAAGCACATGCGGAACATATGCTTAAGACAGAGCCAGCCAAAGCAGAAGAACTCTTACGAGAGTTCTCTAATTTGTACTGGTCCTTTGAACCTAGCCCTACACTTAATGATTTAGATGCAGAGGTATCTGCATTTGAAACTATGTGGGGTAGAAGTCCTACGCTTATCGTAGTAGATAATCTTATGGACATTGCTGTTGATGGTGGCGAAGAGTTTGCTGCTATGCGACAGGTAATGAAAGAACTCAAGTATCTTGCAAGAGATACCAATGCATGTGTACTGGTGTTACACCATACTAAAGAAGGTGCTCAAGGTTTTCCATGTCAGCCACGCTCAGCGTTGCAGGGTATGGTTAGTCAGGTACCTGCTATGGTATTGACAGTAGGACAGATGATGCAAGGACCAGACGCATACTTATGTGTAGCCCCTGTTAAAAACCGTTACGGTAAAGCAGACTTTACTGGTAACACATATGTATCTTTATCATTTGACCCAGCCTCTATGTACTTAGAAGATGTAGTAAGAGATTACAGACAAGTGGAAATGAAGATATGAGTAAGTTAGATAAGATTCTAAATAGTTTAGAAGTATTAATTGACGGACATCCTGCACCAGTAGAACGTTGCGGTTGTAATGATTGCATTACTTGGTTAAACTTGGTAGAAAAGAGTATGTAATGGGAAGCGCAGCCAAAGCCAAAGGCTCAGGAGCAGAGCGAGATGTAGTTAAATATCTCAAGCAATGGTTTCCTTATGTAGACAGACGCTTGGCTGGTGCAACCCTAGATAAAGGTGACATTTCAGGTATACCTGGAGTTACAATAGAAATAAAAAACCACGCTAAGATGGACTTAGCAGGCTGGACAGAAGAGTTGATAGTCGAGATGGCTAACGACAACGCATGGACAGGCGTGGTGTGGCACAAACGTAAGGGTAGGGGAAGCCCTGAAGATTGGTACTGCACCATGCCTGGCTATGTATATGTAGATTTATTAAGGAGAGCAATTGGAAAGGGACAAGCCTGACATCGGTGAGTACCTCCACTACATAGGCGCCACCGTGCCTGCTATGGGCAGCGGTTGGCGCAAGATGAAGTGTCCGTTTCATATAGACAGTCATGCATCAGCAGCAGTAAACTTTGACAAGAATGCTTTTATTTGCCACGGATGTGGAGTTAAAGGCGATACTTATTCTCTTATCATGTACAAAGAAGGTGGTGATTACCGTGAGGCTCTCGAATTCGCAGCGTCAATTCTTACTTCAGGCAACACAGAGATACGCAAGCAAAATAAATCTAGCAGAGGATTATCTAGCAAACCGTCAACTCTCGGTCGCAGAGGCAAGCATCTTTCATCTGGGGGTGGTAGACGAACCGCTCCCAGGGCATGAACCATACAGAGGTAGGCTTGCTATCCCATACATAACACCATCAGGTGTAGTTGATATTAGATTCCGTGGCATGAATGGTGAAGACCCTAAATATATGGGGCTAGTAGGTGCTAAGACAACCATGTTTAATACACAAGCATGTTTTGTTGCAGACAAATACATATGCGTTACCGAAGGTGAATTTGATTGCATTATGATGTCAGTTAAGACATCACACCCAACAGTGGGTATACCAGGGGCTAACAATTGGAAGCCACATTACGCTAAGATACTAGATGACTTTGATGTTGTAATTGTATTAGCAGACGGTGATGCAGCAGGGCTAGAGTTCGGCAAGAAAATCAGCAGAGAGTTAGGCAATGTCAACATCATCAGTATGCCTGACGGCGAAGACGTCAATAGTATGATGATTAAAGAAGGAAGTGAGTGGCTAGATGGAAGAATCAGAGAGTGCGTTACCCCTGGACAATAGTTTCTGGGAACATATAGAACATCTAGACTTTGCTATAGCGATACCAGTATCTGATACCAGAATGCTTGACATCATCAGCGCATTGCGTGATGTCTATGAAACTATATGTGAAGATAAACTAGAAGAAGCAAAGACTTGTGTTACAGCATTGGCTGCTATCTTAGTAGCCAGCAAGTATGGCAAGGCAGAAGAAGTATGGGAAGAGTTCTCAGTCAAAGAAGCAATGTCTAACTTTGACAACAGTATGAGGGAGATACTAGATGAAAAGCAGTAATGATGTAGATGTAATCCTACATGAATTAGCAAAGATTCTTTACAAAAAGCATGAAGATTACGGTCCAATGAACATAGCAGGTGCACCTGGTGGTCCAATGAATGGGCTACGTGTACGCATGTATGACAAGTTGGCACGGCTATCTCACCTTGGAGATAACGACACGCCCAACTACGAAAGTATTGAAGATACACTCATTGACCTTGCAAATTATGCCATAATTGGGTTACTAGTCCAACGCGGACAATGGGAAGGTATACCTAATGGTAAACAAAACAAAGCGGGTAGTGGTCCTCAGTGACCTTCAGATACCCTATCAACATGATAAAACTGTAGAGGCTACGCTAGAGTTTATTGCTGACTATAAACCAGATGAACTCTGGTGTGTGGGTGATGAACTAGATGCACCTGAACCTAGTCGCTGGAACAAAGGTATGGCAGGAGAATATGCTGATACCTTACAAGATAGTATTGATTTAACGCACGACATCATGGCTCGTTACCGTAAAGCATTAGGTAACAAGCCATTTTACATTCAACGTAGTAATCATACTGACCGAATAGATACATACATACGCAAGTATGCCCCAGCCTTTATGTCACTCAAGTCATTAGAGATTGAAGAACTACTGGGCTACAGCAAGTTAAAGATTAACTACCTGCATAAGATGCATGAGTTGTTACCTAATTGGGTAATGGCACATGGAGATGAAGGTGCGCTTAACCGTGCACCAGGGGCTACTGCTTTAAACTTAGCCAAACGCTTAGGCAAATCAGTGGTGTGTGGACACACGCACCGCGTAGGATTACAACATGAGACCACAGGATTTTACGGAAAAACCAGTACTTTATACGGGTTAGAGGTGGGTCACATGATGGATGTCAAGCAGGCTAGTTACCTGACATCAGGTTCTGCCAACTGGCAGCATGGTCTCGGTATCCTTGTTGAGCACAATCGTAAGGTAACACCGTTTGCCATTCCAATTGTAAATGGTGAGGTAATTATTCCCTAATGAATTACATTGAGGAGTACAACGAGTTAGTACAACAACTCTCAGCCGAGTATTCAAAGCGTTATACTATGTTAGAACGTGATGATATAGGTCAAGAGTTGTGGGTATGGTTTGTCAGCCATCCCAATAAGTACAAAGAGTGGTCTGCTCTTGAACAAAAAGACCGTGACAAATTAATCGCTAAGTCGCTGCGTAATGCAGCGCTTAAGTTTTGTGAACGAGATAAGGCTAAGAAGATTGGCTACGATACATCAGACTTATATTACTATGATGCATCAGTAGTTGAAGCATTCTTGCCGTCCATCATAGGTGATACCTATGAAATCCCTACAAGTATTCAAGACCTCAATGCTAAGTTTGGTACTGGCGTTGCATCAGATGGTAACAATTGGTTATCATTGCGCTCAGATATAACATCGGCTTTCTATAAATTAACAGAAGCCAAACAAAACATATTAAGGTTACGCTTTAGTATAGATTCACCTGACTGGTCATTGTTATCCAAAGATATGGATACAACAGTAGATGGTGCACGAATGAAAGTTACTCGTGCATTAAACTCTTTGATTAAAAATCTAGGTGGGTGGAAACCATACTACGACAGAGATACTAAGGTTGAAGAAGAATGAACGACCTTAGAGGTGAACCTACCTTTGCTTGCATCTGTGGATGTAAAATGTTTAGAGTCACCGTAATGTGGGATGAAGAGACCAGAGCAGTAGGCTGGTATGATTTAGCCCAAGAATGTATAGAGTGTGGGACACTTACAACTGCGCCCACTGACATAGATGGATGTGAAGAATGAATGCAGAAGCAGTAATAGCACTTACAAAATTGCGTAAAGCAAAAGAAGAAGTAAAACAATTAGAGGCTGAGTACCGTAAGGTATGCGAATGCAATGATACGATTTCTGGTACTAAGCCCGATTCAAAATCTCAAAAGTGGTCGTATGAAAAGATATACAAAACATGTAAATACCATGAGGTAAGGTACTATCACGATGCCAAATTATGATTATAAATGCGACCTTTGCAACATGACACAAGAGGTTTATCGTGAGTATGGAGATGACCGTGAACCTACGTGTTGTCAAATGGTAATGACTAGGATATGGTCATCACCACCAGTCAAGTTCAAAGGCTCAGGCTTTTACTCAACAGGAGGATAGATGTTTAAACCCAGTGATACACCCAATTGTGAGTCAACAGATAACGAATTGTTTTTTGTCCCAGATGGGATGAGTACTTATCCAGAACGCAAAGTGCTTAAAGCAATTTGCGGAGCATGTATAGTAAAGAAAGAATGTCTTGAGTTCGCACTCAAGTACAATGTATCGGGTTACTGGGGCAATACAACTGAACATGAACGTACCAAAATGCGCAAGCAACTTAATATAACAGCAATACCAATGTATCTAACATATAACTAGGAGACACATGACAATAGTAGAGATAGCAGTAGGTGTACTTATCGGTATATTGACACGAGACATGGCTAACAACCTGTACTATGAAGCACGATACCGCATACGCAGAAAGACAAACCCTAGAAACTACACATTTTCACTAGAAAATCTTAAAGAAGAAGAAAACTAAAACAGAAAAAGACCCCCGCCAGGTAGGTTAATGTACCTGAGCGGGGGCTTCTTGTCTTTACGGGGCTGTCAAGCCCCTTAAAAGGGTGTTACTTTGAACCGCGACCAAAATCTGTAGCAGATGGGTCTAGCCACTTGAGTAGTGGACCAGCAAAGCCAGCGACTGCTGCCATTCCCAGTGTCTTAAGGTCCGTCTCACCTGCAAGGTAAAGTGCCACCGCAGCAGATGCCGCAGCACGGAACCAAGTAAGTGCTAGTTGTTTGAATTGCTCCATTATATCCTCCTATAGAGATTAGGACTTTGCCCCGTGTAACTTACAGCAGGTGCAAACTTCGGTCTTATATGCTTTCTTAGCGGGCACAGATGTTACACGTGCGATAACTTGATTGATAGTCTTTGGGGAATTCATCCACCAAAACCACGGAGAAGTATCGGCACCCATAGTGGACTCAATAGAAATATGTAAATGCTTGTTATGAGGATTAGTCCCAGTGTACCGTCTATTTCCTTGCTTGGCTTTTTCTTTAGACCAAATCTGTCCTTGAAAAATAAGATACGACACACGCTTATCTTCTTTAAGTTTTTCAAATATTTCAACACAATCAATTCCATTCTTAGGGTCATGCGTTAGGTCAACGGCTAACCCTGTATTGTGGTCAGAGTTAGGACTCTGCTTTATATGTGCAGCCGATGGCAGCAAGCCATCGCTGGCTTTCTTACGCATAGGTTTTAGTGCAGTTGCTTGTCGAAGTACTGCTATAGCAGCAGGTGTTGCTTTACTCATCGTCATCCTCCCATTCTTCTACATTTATATTAGGAGTTACTGGGTCCCACATTGGCTCAGGTACAATAAATCCCATTACTTACCTGCAACCAATGTATACAAATCATCAATACGTTTTTCCATACGAGCCATAGAATCCTTCATAGAACTACCACCATTAGGCTTTAATTCATTAAGATAATGCTTGACCATCCACCTAATGCCGCCAGCAAATGCTGTAAAGATTGCTATGCAGGCAACTGCTACTGTTAGGTAGTCCTTAAATTCCATTATACTGTCCTTACAACTATATCTATAATGCCACCAAAACCATCAAAGCGTTTATCGGGCGGTGTCATACGAGTGAATGTAACTTGTTCGATTACTGCCTGTCGCGATTCTCCTGTTGTCAAGTCTTGCCAAGTCAGAACATCGCCTGTCTTTTCAATCTCTTCTAGCAATTGGATACGCTCAAAGGCTCTGCCTTCATATCCAACTACAGTATTAAACCTATCTGTTTCAACATCAAAACAGTAGACAGGAAACTTAATAACTCTATTGCGTGGAGATGCAATAGTAGCCTTTGCTTGGTATCCCTTAAATGTAGGACCAGTACTAGTAGTAGTTGTATCACGGTCAAATGTAAATTTATATGCAAGAAACTCTTGCGCTGTTTCAGGCTGGGATGTAGTTACTTCTACTGCTGCTACGCCTGAATTATAGGTAATGTGGCTGTATTGTGTTTCAACACCAGTTGTTTCTGTAGCAATAGATGCTAATGTAAAATCACCAGATGTAAATGAACCACGTGCAATAAGACGTTTGTAGTTCTTAGGTTCTAGAGTAGAGAATCTAATCTTGCCTGTAGTTATAGAACCAGATAATGCCAATACTGTAGTTGACTGAATGGCTATGCCATTGCTGCCTGATGTAGTAAAGGCTATCTGGTCGGTATTACCTACAAAATCTACACTAGTAGCATAGCCAGTAGCGGTACTAAGGTATGCATCTTTAGCATAGGCATAACGTAAAGATTCAATCTCTGTGCCTAAGTCAACACGATACAAGCCAGGACAACCATTAACAGTACCTGCAGCCCATACAAATCTATCGCGGAAAGCAAAGTCATAAACACCATTAACATCTTCAAATATCAATGGACCATAAGATAGGTCACCAGTTGTATCTGAAATAGTAGCCACACGCATACCCTTATTGGTACCAATCATCAAATAACCAAGGTACGACTCAATTTTATAAACTATCTCGCCAATTGGAAGTTGTGCTGCTACAATCCCTGATGTCAGGGTCGGCATAGAACCAGTACTAGTAGTTAAAACAAACTTGTAGATGGCGGAGTTTCCGCCAGCATAACCAGCAGCATAAATAGCAGAGCCACCTTCAGAAATAGATGACCATATCCAAGCAGTATTAGGATGTGTATATATTGGTGTAGCAGGTAATGAAAGCGCACTACCAGTAGCACCAGTTAACTCATAAACTTTATTTTCTACAGCACCAACAAGGCGTTGTTTAACCCAAGCAAGAGTAGCACGTGTGCCAGTTACATAGTACTCAGTCCAGCCAGTTGCAGCAGCATTGAGTGGACCAGTATAAATATGGTCATTGTCTGCAGCAAACAAGCGTGTGCCATCTGTTACTACTGTGCCATCTAATACGTTACCTAGGCTAGTAGGAGCATAAGTTGTTACTACAGTGCCATCTGCTTGAAAAGATTTAATTGTAGTAGAGCCAGGAATATATCCAACAACTACGTTAGTACTACCAGATACTCCAGAGATAAGTTTATAGATACCACTAGTAACACCAGTCATATTGGCTGTCTCTTTGAGGAGAGTTACTTGTCCCTTAGTCCACACATCTACATTGTCTGAGTCAGCAAAACGATAGTTAACGCTTTCACCTGCAGATGGGTCATAGAACTTAATGCCTGTGCCATTGTGAAAAGAAGACTGACTTCTTAGCCAGAAACCAGTGAGCGACTGCTCACCTGGCTCATTACCAATGTCTGATTGTTCCTTACGGAACGGTGCAGTCTGTCTAACGTATGGTCTTTCATCACTAATGGCATAGAAGAATGGAAGTCCACCTACTGCTACATCATATGACTCATTAGTGTTCTGCCAAATAGAAGTAGATGAAACAATACCTAGGTCAACAGCAATAGAACGACCAATGCTGGCAGTTGCAGAGCCTCTACCTTCGGTTATATCTCTAGTTGCCATTACTGCTCCTTAGTATATTTGTTCTTCTGATTCATCTATTGCATCATCTATGTCTCGTACAAGCGGAACTAAGTCAGTTGTTAGTGTGTCCACGTTACTCCTTAATTATTTTGCATTAATTATTGCTTTAGTACCATCCCAAGTGACCACGCCTTCGCAATAAATGTAATGAAGTTTTCCAAGAAAAGTTTTACAAGGAATGTTGATTTCTACATCAGAGGCTTGGTCTTGCTTAATTAATTCTGTACGGTCTGCGCTTGTAACAGTTACTGCCCAAGGACTTTCTTTGACCCTACTGTAATGAATGTAAATATGTGCCATTAAACAACTGATGTAGGGTCATCGTTAATTTCTTCTGCGTCCCAAGTTAAACTTTCTTCATTCCAACTCCAAGAGTAATCTCCTGGAGTATGAACTGGCAAAGGCGTTGGCGCTTGCCAATCGTGATTAAAGTCTAAAGACCAAGATGGAAATGGCTGTGGTTGGATAAAGACATCTGCTAATGGATTAAAACTAAATCCAATGCCTGCGTACTGCTTTCGCATCGTGGCGTTATAAGATGTTTGTACCCAAGTACCGCCATAATGAGCAACACAAAAGTCAATGCCTTTTTGTTCTGATTCATTGCCATTTTCATCAATTAATTCATTGTTATGAACAACAATCACACGAAGAACAATATTATTTTCATCTAGTTCTGCAAAGTGTGCCATTAGAAAGTTATACTCCCGCTTCCTGTCCACTGGTAAATTCTGTATCCGCCTGAGGTTGTTATTGTTGGCGACCCTGTTGTTGATGTTGCAAGTGCAAAAGAGTCAGCGTAGCGAATACAAACAAAACCTGCAGCGCCATTACCACCCGTGCCTCCTGTGCCGCCGTTGTTTCCACCCGCACCGCCGCCGCCCGAACCTGAGTTTGCGATAGTAGCGTTGCTGCCAGTTCTTGTTGGAATGCCGTCATCGTTACCCCCATCGCCGCCGCCTGCCGTTCCAGTTCCACCGCGAGAAACTGTGTCGGCGCCGCCCCCGCCGCCACCTGCTCTGGTTACTGACGAGCCAGTTATTGATGACGCTGTTCCTGCACCGCCAGGGCCTGAACCGCCTGTCTGTGAAGTGCCTGCGCCGCTTGAACCGCCACCGCTACCAGTCGAACCAAACATTGTGTTACCGCCACCGCCGTTGAAGCCCTGCCCTGAAGTGCCTGTGCCTGCTGTGGTTGAACCTGTGGCGTTTGTACCACCACCGCCCGAACCGCCGTTGATGCCTGGACCAGCAACAGAAGCACCGCCGCCGCCTCCTGTTGCAGTGATTGAACTAAATACTGAGTTTGTACCGCTGCCGCCTCTTGCATCGGCTCCACCGCCGCCACCTGCGCCGCCGACTGTGACTGTCGTTGGAACTCCAGCGGTTACGGCAAGACCCGTGGCAGTCAGGTAG